CAGGACGGCACAAGTTATTCAGTACTGCTCAAACCGCCGCAGCAAGGCGTTGAGGACGTGCTAGAACAGGTTAAGGCAGCTTTTGAGGGGATAACTCCCGCCAAGCCCGTAACGCCGCCAGAAAGCATCCTGACTGACCTTCTGACAGTCTATCCGCTAATGGATGTTCACTTTGGTATGCTAGCGTGGGGCAAAGAAACAGGTGACTGCGATTATGACATGGGCCTTGCTTCCGCAGATATGCGGCACGCCTTTACCAAAGTCACAGCATTAACTCCGGCAAGTGAAAGCGCTGTCTTGTTAATTGGCGGTGATTTCTTCCACGCAGACGATAACCGCGCGGAAACGCCGCAATCAAAGCACAAGCTGGACGTTGACGGGCGGCAATTCAAAGTCATTGATTCTGGCATCGCCCTAATATCAGAAGTAGTGGAGCGTCTACTTGAAAAGCACAATCATTTAACAATCAGAGTATTGCGCGGCAACCATGACGAACACGCGCATATGGTGCTAACCTTTGCGCTATCTGAGCGATACCGGAATGAAACTCGCGTTACTATTGAGAAAGACCCGCGTGATTTGTTTATGATCCAATGGGGCAAGTGCCTTATATCTGCGCATCACGGCGATAGAGCAAAGCCGGAACGCCTCACGCTATATCTCAGCGACGTTTGCCCTTACTGGTCAGACACCCGCCATAGGTTCATGTTCACTGGCCATATCCACCACGATGCGGCTAAAGATGTCGGCCCTCTCAGGTGGGAGAGCCTACGCGCATTCTGCCCGCCCGATAGCTATGCGGCAGGCATGGGTTATGCCTCCCGACGTGCATTGCAAGCAATCACATTTCATAGACATGATGGATTGGTTTTACGGGCAGTTGATCCGATTGAGCGATTAAAAGAAAGTCCTTAAAAAATATGAGACATAGACCACCTTGGCGACGTCAAGCTGAAATCCAGACTGTCGAATTTAACGGCGTCAAATATACACTTTGCGTGGGATATTATCAAAATGGCGATCCGGCAGAGGTGTTTATAGATGGGCCAGCAAAACACAGCGGCCACACATTGGATCGTGAAAGCGATGACACTTGTATACTGATTTCAGTTCTATTGCAGTGCGGGCGTAGCGCTCGCAAGATAGGCGAAAGTCTATCAACAGAACCAACATTTGAAGGCGACGAATCGCCAGCAACACTCGCCAAGTTGATCTGTGATCATTTAGCCGTACCAAACCTGCGCTTAAAAGAATGGTCAACTATTGATCATTAATGTCTTGCGTCGAAGGCATAACTCCAGCGAATTGTAAACCCTTTTTTTGGGTGAGATCTGCAGAAATTTATCTTGAACCGTACCAAGCCAAAGCATAGCGTACCACCTCACCTCTGGGAAAAATAATATGGAACTGACAAATTCAACAGGCATTAGTTTGCCTCTCGCCGTATGGCTCGCCAATGATAATTATGATTTTACTCCTGGCGATTTAGCTATTTCTGCAACATCATTAATGAAGCCAGTACGGCAAATCGTACTTGGCAATAGAATTACAGATGAAAAACGCCAGGCACCTGACGTATCTGATTTTTTAGCGGCTAGGCTTGGTAATTCTATTCACGACGGTATCGAGCAAGCCTGGAAATTTGGTTACAAGAAATCTCTGGCCAAACTTGGTTACCCTCAAGATGTTATAGATCGCATTCGCATTAATCCGGTGATGTCAGAACTGGAAGATAATCCGAACACATTGCCTGTATGGATTGAGCAACGTGCTGAACGTGAAATCATGGGATTCACTGTATCAGGTAAATTTGATCTCGTTCTCGGTGGTGTCCTTCAAGATTACAAATCAACATCTGTTTGGTCATGGATCATGGGCAATAAGGATAAAGAATACTCTCTCCAAGGATCGCTTTACCGGTGGCTTCACCCAGATAAAATCACCGGAGATTCTATCCATATTCAATTTATCTTCACAGACTGGTCTGCTGCGCAAGCTCGACAACAGCCTGATAAATATCCAGCACAACGTGTGAAACAACATATTGTTCCATTGATGTCGTTGGAAGAAACTGACGCTTGGATACGCGCAAAGATTACAGCTATCCAAGCAGCCACTCTTTTGTCTGAAGCCGAGATACCAGAATGTACCGACAAAGAGCTGTGGCGCAGCAATAGCATCTACAAATATTTTAAAGACCCCGCAAAAATCAACGGACGGTCAACTCGTAATTTTCCGAGTCTCGCTGAAGCAAATACTTTTCGAGCAGAGAAGGGCGTAGGAACTGTTCTAACCGTCAAAGGAAAAGTCAAAGCCTGTGGCTATTGTCCTGCTTTTGACATCTGCAAACAGAAAGATAAATATGACCTCGATTGATCTAAGTAACGTAAAACATCATCCTGTTATAGCAGAGATCTCACAAGCTTTATCTGAACGAACAAGAAATCCAGATCTCCCTTTTTTTAGAACTATCGCTGTTTATTTTACATCGGTTATAGCTTCTACAATGCGAGCAACACTTTTAACAAAAGATCGGGGAGAAATTCCCGTCAACGCCTATGTACTCGCTCTTAATTCAACAGGCACCGGAAAAGGCTATGCTGTTGGCATTACTGAAAACGAAATCTTAATGGGATTTCGAATGAACTTTACAGAGAATACACTTCCTGTCTTGGCAGAAATAAATCTTCGTAAATTAGCCAACAAAAGAGCAGCCCAAAACAATACAAACGAAGAGGATGTATATCTCGGCCTCAATAAAGAATATCAAAACTATGGGGCTTATCCGTTTGTTTTTGACAAAGCTTCCGATGTAGCCATCAAAGATGTTCGAAATAAGCTCCTGATGGCAGGTACTGGCTCCCTCAATCTTCAAATTGACGAAATCGGTTCTCACCTCTTAGGCGCAACAGATGCTTTAAATGCATATCTAGAACTATATGACCAAGGGATGATCCACGCAAAGATCACCAAAAATACTAATGAGAATAAGCGTACAACCGAAATCATTGGTAAAACCCCTGCAAATGGTCTGTTTTTTGGGACACCCTCCAAACTGTTAAACGGTGCTAAGATAGAACAGGAATTTTATGATTTTCTTGAAACAGGCTTTGCACGCCGTTTACTTTTTAGTGTGGGTGTTCCCGTACAAACCTCAGAAAAAGAATCTGCTGCAGATGTGTACGCTAGACTTTCTGATCCAAAAACCAAAAGTATAGTTAATAAATGGGCGACACATTTCACCAGTTTAGCGGATATTGCTAAACAAGATTGGGCAGTCGAAGTTCCCGATGACGTCGGAATTGAACTCATGGCTTACCGTTTGGATTGTGAAAAGCTTGCCAAAGCTATGCCTGAGCATGCCACTCTTCAAAAAGCTGAAATGATCCACCGATACACAAAAGTAACAAAACTAGCTGGAGTTTACGCATTTGTTGATGAAGATAGCACTCTCTCAATGTTCCAGCTGCATTCAGCAATGAAATTTGTGGAAGAATCCGGAGAAGCCTTCCAAGCTCTTCTTTCGCGTGAGAAGGCTTATATGAAGCTTGCACGCTATATAGCGGGTATTAAGACAGAAGTGACCCATGCTGATCTACTAGACGCCCTGCCCTTTTATAAATCCACCACAGCACAGAGAAATGAATTAATGACTCTGGCAATAGCCTGGGGCTCCAAACATCACATCATGATAAAGCGAACTATCAATGAATTTGGTATTGAGCTTTTTTCGGGAGAAACCCTGCAAGAAACTTCATTGGGAGCTATGAGACTGTCTTACTCCACTCACTTTGCAGAAAACTGGTCAGGAGAGACAGTACCTTTCTCGAAACTTTCTATCCTAACTCAAGCGCAAGGACATCATTGGTCAAACCACCATTTCCACTATGAACATCGGAAGGAAGAGAATGCCATCCCAGGCTTTAACATGGTGGTCATCGATGTAGATGATGGGAAAACTTCTATCAAAGCAGTGCAGGAACTCCTGAAAGACTATACCTGGCTCCTGCACACCACCAAACGATCCACAGAGAAAGCACCTCGTTTCAGACTTATTCTCCCAATGAATTATCATCTGAAGCTGGATTCAGATGACTACAAAGCATTCATGGAACAAGTCGCTGAATGGTTGCCATTTACTACTGACAGAGAGGCGCAGCAACGCTCTCGTAAATGGCTGTCAAACGACAAAGGCATCTTCATCGAGAATCTCGGTGGAAAGCTTTTGGACGTTTTACAGTTTGTCCCAAAGACAACCAAGAACGAGAACTACCGTAAAGAGATTATGAGTTTAGAATCCCTTGGTAATCTGGAACGGTGGTTCGCTCAAAGGTTCGTAAGTGGTAATCGCAACAATAATATGATAAAGTTTGCATTAGCCCTTATGGATTCTGGTTTGTCTTACGGAGAGATTGAGAACCGTGTTGTGGAATTTAATAAAACAATTCCCAACGGACTTTCCAAAGACGAACTTCAGAGCACTGTCCTCAAGACAGTCGCTTCTCGAATATCGAATATGCCATAATTGTTTTCTCCAAACTCGATTATGCGCATAGGTAGGGGACATGTACAGGTAATGCTGTTTGGTCCCCTATTTATAAAAATACCCCTCGGAATAGCGCTGTAAACGATCTTTCTAAACTGATCGGAAAGTAGGGTAATACACGCGGATCAGTTTTCTAACTTACTCTTTCAACAACAATAAGGACATTCATATATGCCCCAAGACATTAATGACCAACTGGCTCTTATCTCTGGAGCGAGTGCTTCAGGTAAATCAGCCTCTCTCATGAATCTCCGAAACCAAGAGAAAGTCTTGTATCTCAACTGTGAGGCAGGCAAACGTCTACCTTTCAAGAACAACTTCAAGAGCTTCACAATCACCGACCCCGGACAAGTCGTTGAAGCTCTTGAGCATGCGCAGGGTAACAATGACTATGATACTATTGTCATCGATACCATGACCTTCCTGATGGACATGTTTGAGAGCATCCACGTTATAGATTCTGCTAATACGATGGCAGCTTGGTCAAGGTACGCCCAATATTTCAAAAAGCTTATGCAAACGTATGTGGCAACTTCAGACAAATCCATTCTTTTTCTTGCTCATACAAGATCTGATTTGGACGATACAACCATGACCATGCGAACTGCAGTCCCGATCAAGGGAGCTCTACAGAACAATGGTATTGAAGCCTATTTCTCAACCATTGTAAGTGCAAAGACCGTGCCTCTGAAAACGCTAGAGAAATATGAATCAAATCTTCTCAACATCACTGAGCAAGATGAGCTTCTGGGACATAAATATGTATTTCAGACCCAACTAACTAAACAGACTGTCGGAGAACGTATCCGCTCACCTATGGGTATGTTTAACCAACAGCAGACTTTTATCGACAACGATGCACAATTGTTGCTCGATCACCTAAAAGCGTATTATGCTTAACAACACACCACACCAATTCAAATAACATGAAGGGATACCACATGGGTATTTTTGAAAACTTGACTACTGGTGGACTGAAAGAAACCGTTGACTCACTCGGCGGCTCTTTTGATCCAAAACCTTCTGCAGCTTACGACGCTGTAATCACAATGGCCTATGCCGGCAAATCTTCCCGGTCCAATGCTCAGAGCATCACCGTGCATGCCACGATTGATGGCGCCGAATTCAAGGAAACTATCTGGGTCACCAATACCAAAGGTGAAAACTTCTACTTGTCCAAGGACGGCAAGAAGACCAAGAATCCGCTTCCCGGCTTTACGACAGTGGAAGATCTCTGCCTATTAACAACTGGATCTCCCTTAGCAGAACAGCCAACTGAGGAAAAAGCTGTTAAGATATTCGACTATGACACTCGCAAAGAAATACCAAAGCAAGTCCAAGTACTCGTGGATCTTCTTGGTAAAGAGGTTAAACTTGGTGTTCTTCGTGAAATCGTAGATAAGACCCAACTGGCTGACTCTGGGCAATATCTTCCAACCGGTGAAACCCGGACTCAGAACGTAATCAACAAGGTTTTCCACGGAGAAACTGGACGAACTGTAAACGAGTATCGCCACGAGATTGCTGAACCGGACTTCCTAACAGCATGGAAACTCCGTAACGAGGGTAAAGATCGTAATCGAGCAAAAGGCGTTGCTGCAAATAGCGCAGGCATGTCCGGAACAGGACGTCCGACTGGCGCTGTCCCTGCCAAAAAACTATTCGGGTAGTTAACCTAGTATGTATTACCTTGGTTGTGATCCAGGATTTACTGGAGCACTGGCAGTATATCACCCCGCCACTGGCAATCTGAATATTACGGATATGCCAGTGGTAAAAAATAAAAAAGGAAGAACTGAGCTTAATCTACACGAGCTCTACTCAGTTCTTACCCCACCAAAAGGTGAGACAATTAAAGCAATGGTAGAACTCGTTGCAGCACGCCCTAAGCAGGGCGTCTCATCTGTATTTCGCTTTGGCCAAGGCTACGGTGCTTTACAGATGGCAATTGTCGCTCATCATATCCCTGTTGAATTTGTTACACCTGCAAAATGGAAAAAGTATTTTGGGTTGACCAGAGACAAAGGCGTAAGCCGAGGTCTCGCCAGTCAAATGTTTCCTGGAAACGCAAAATCATTTGTCAGAGCCAAAGATGATGGCCGTGCTGAAGCGGCCCTCATCGCACTTTACGCAAGCAAACAAGCAATCTAAAAAAAGGAAAATTCTATGCAAATTACGCTTCAAGAATCTGAAATTTTAGACGCACTCGAAGATTACGTTCGATCTAAAATTCAAATTTCGCAAAACCAACAAATCATCTTTGATCTTAAAGCTGGACGTGGTGAAAATGGATTTACCGCTACTTTGGTTATTGTTGCAAATGACGCGACAGAAACAACAAAATCCAAATCAGCGAACAAAACAATTTCCGCAAAGTCTGAAAAAAAGCCTAAATTGACTGATGATGGTCCACTTGACCTTACCGCTGAAGCAGAGCAGAGTTTCGATGCTGTTGAAGAAGAGACTTCGCCAAAAGTGTCTATTTTTGGTAAATCGGCATAATGGCCATTACAGTTGTGGCTATACTATATGCACTCTTGTTACTCACGCTTGCCATAAGTGTACTCAATGCTGCATTTATGTTAGCACTGCAATCGTTACTCTTACTGATAGTATCTTCTTTAGGTATCATTATTTTTTTGCGTTACCAAAAGTAAAAAGCCCTCCGGATCAATGAAAACCGGAGGGCAGTACAATGCAGGGAGGTACACTGCTTTTACTTACTACACATCAGAAGAATTTTGGGAAAACTGAAGACTGATATCTAGTATTAACTATGCTGTAACAGCATACCATACCACATCGCAAGTAATAATTAACGTATCCGTATACTTTAATTGTTTAGGTTGAAGAGCGGATGCAACGTCCAAGCATTCCTACCCATTTCTGTGCCTACAGAATACGCTGCATCGCCTGACACAATCGAACCGGGCAACGAAGATTCAACAACATTATCAATTTCGAAAATTGGGCCTACACCCCCTAGATAAAAAAGTGCGAGCAAAGGACGATCACGCATCGTCCGTAAAGCAATTTTTGTAATTCTGAGTTTGTAGTTGTAAAACCACAATAGCCCATGCGATTCAAGACCTTCACGAACACGCCCAGATTGTTTATTATAATTAACATACTGTTCGGCAACAATGTCCAGCGCAGCTTGTTTTTCCATTTTCTTTTTATCGCGCAAATGATCATATAAGATAGCTTTTGCTAAAAAATCTCCATATTGAAGAGCCCTATTAAGTGCCTGATAAGTAGCTGTTTCTTTTGTTATAAGCAGCTGTTTGCCAGCTTCTCTTACTCCACTGGGAATATTCTTATTTTCTAATATACTATCGAGGCGCGCTAAAAGACGCCCTTCCCGAATAGCCAAATCATCCTCTGTTAAGCCTTCGGCTATGGTGTTGAATTCATACGCATCAATCAAGGGTGAGATCGATAGATCTTTGTTGGCATCTTCTAGAATTTTAATCTGCGCCAAATATTTTCTTGACGCCACTGGATCTGTAAAATTTGCAGCGTAAAGAACATTTAATTTAGTAATTTTTTCGAAATTCTTTTGGTAGTTCGAAAGCTCCACAAATTTATTTTTAAACTGCTTTGGCAAAGTCAGGGGATTGATACCCCAACTTGCGAGATCGAGAACATTTGCTTGCAGGTTATTCACAATGACACTGACAGATTTAATTAAAATAAATTCTTTGGCCATACGGACAAAATCAGTGACAGTTGTCTGAGCCATCGCCGTATATTTATAGGCATCTTTGCCAAGCGGCCCCAGTAAAACATTCGCTGTATCTCGAATCCCTTTTTGGACTTTGGGACTCAATCGACTAATGCCTGTCCAGGCATCCGTAATTCCTGCCGCTCTGAATCCGACCATGTCATCAAGCTCGATACGCCGAATGGGAAAGAAATTTATCTCACCGAAAGTGTCAGCGGCGTCTTGCTTGATTGTCCAATCTAGCGTCTCCCAGATATCTTTTTGCACTGCATCTGTCTGTTTTGGATCTGCCAGATTGATAAACTCTTCCGGATCATTCACTGGATCATCATACTGCGCTTTTAGAACTTGCAACAATTCTTTGTTAATATCACGCGCTAGACTTTCTTCTACATTTCTGCCTGTCCAGGCGCCCAGCATTGTAAAAATATCTTCTGATGCATTGAGCCCAACCATGTGTTCCGAGCTAATAGGTCTCTCATACCCAATAACTTGTTTTGTCTCAGGATTGAAAATGGGGATCAAATATTCTCCCGGAGACAGGTCATCTCGCAAATTTTGACGATTTCGGTGTAAGTGACTCGTAATTTTACGCGCATTCCCCCCCAAAACGGCCCCAGAGACCTCGTGAGAGCGTGTAAGACCTGTTTTGGCATCAACCCCCATAAAAGTGTTATGCACGGTCTGTGCGACCCCTGAGCGGTATTTGTTTCGCTGAGGTACGTGAGAAAAGTAAACACCTCTGGTGCCACTATATCTCTCATTTGCGTCTCCCGTATAATCAGCGGTACGTGTGTAGCCCATTTTTTCTAGATCACGACGTAAACTGTCATCCGCTATTCGGAGAGAGGCATTTGAGTGAACAACGGAAGGCACATAGCCCTTCCAACCATTATAATATCCAAAAGTTTCTTCCGGAGTTGCACCGAGCTTTTGCTCTTCCATGGATTTCGCACTTTGAGCGTAACCTACCAAAAGCTTCATACCGTTGTTTTCGTCTGCAACCAGAGTTTTCATTACTTCCTTGGTCTCTGGGCTGGTCTTTTCAAAAGCATAAAGACTTGTGAGGCGGTCAATCGCTGCGTGCACCCCTGCCCTATTATCTGGTATAGCCGTTAAGGTCAGATCGGTAATGGCATTCGTATTTCTAAGCAGACCAGCGTTAGAGATGTTTTCACGATGAACCATGAAATGCGCTAATGCTTTGGCCTTCAGTTTAAATTTATTCGCATTAGCGGAACCAACCAGATCACTCAGTGTCTTTTCTTCTTGGGCAATTTTAGTGTGGACAGTCTGAGGATCCGCCAACAAGCGCATGGTCTCATGTTCACCGATAGCCAGAAGATCTGTACGGGTGAGCCCAGTAAATAAGTGAGCTATCTTGCTTTTAGAAAGCACATCCTTAGTAAACTCTTCTTTCAAAATTTTAGGAATAGCTGTCTGGAAGCTTGTACGCAGACGATCAATCGTTTGTTTGGATTTATTTACCAAACGTGCGCTGTCTTTGGAGAATTGGTTATCTCCGACAAAATCCCTAACCAATGCTCTAATAGGATCTAGCAAAGGATGGTTTGATTTGTTTAGCATTTTGATCAGACTAAGGCTGTAAGCCTTAGTTTCTTTTTCGGAACCAAGAGCTGAAATAATCTGCAAGGCCGTTAAAGATTTTTTCGCAACAGGATTACTGGCTTTGTCTCGTGCCTCTCCAGCTTTCTTGACGGCCTTCTCCGCATACTCAGCTAGTTTTCCTTTGATAAGAGCGTTCCCAGCATCCACGTTTGCACCAAGAGCTTCAGCTGCTGCCCAGTGGCGTTTGCTCTCAACTTCCGAAAGTACTTCTGCTAATGAAGCAATTTGTGTCGCTGCATCCTGACCAATTTTACTATCGCGCAAAGATAAATTCACAATTTTGTTAATCGCTAAATTACCGACAGTACTGATCCAACCGTTGATGCCGCCTTCACTATTCTCTGCTGCTTTTGGAAGCGCCATACTTGCCAAAGCTTTTTGCATTTCCGGATTGACGAGACTAAGCGCAAAGAATGTGGCCAGAAGATCCGACTTCCCAGACGCATTTATTCGCAGGTTAGACATATTGGAGAGCTGCTGCACTTTTTTCTTAGCAGCTTGCTTTTCATTAAATGTCGCAGTTTTAGGATCATCCAAGAAATCTTTTTCAGTAAGTTTCTCCAATGCCTGTATATGAATTTCTTGTGCTTTTTTCAAAGCTGCTGGATCTAACGACAGACCAGATTGTAACGTTGCGTGCATAGCCCTGAAGATTTCAATCTCACGGGCATTTAATGTGAAACCGGCGCTAGTAACTTCATTAACAGCAGCCGTAGCTTCGTTCAGTAAAGCATCTCTTTTTTGTTCCAGTTTTTGCGTAGGTGCGTTGTTTGTGTCAGCTGCAGCCAAACGAAGCTGCAAATTGTTAAGGAGTTTGACTTCAAGCGCATCAAGAGACTCGTTCGGTCCAAATAGCTGATTGAATATTTTCCTCGTTTGAGTTTCTTGAGCAACAGTTTTTGCATGCGGTGCTGGTGCAATGGCAATCTGCATATTGAACCGCACTTGAGTAAACAGATCATTCGCTGGAAATTGTAATTTTTTAAGTCCCAGCATTTCTTTCAATTCATGGAGGGCTTTCCGAACCAGTTTCACCAATGGGCTGAACACCCGTATACGCTTACCCGTCTCAATGAGAGTTTGCTGGGTTAAGGAGTAAGCCAGAAATTCGTGCATCTTTTCTTCTGTGCTGTTTTTTGGATTGTTTAGAATACTCTGAAGTCCTTCGGCAGCAGCTTTTGTCTTTGGCGTCTCATGCGAGAAGTCCATAGTGCTGAAGTTTTCCATCAGAATGTTTAAACGACCCACAGCATCTTTTACATGCTGGGGAGACTGACTTGGATCAGTGTAGTACTGAGATAGCAAATCTGCCACGCGAGCATGAATAAGCTCATGCAGAACAGTTTCCGGAGACGTGTTTACAATCAGACCAAGTTTGATACCAGGATAGTACCTGCCCAATTTCAGGGGATTTCTGTTTAAACCTGGATACTTACTTTCTGCATAGATAACCTCTCTGGCTTTTGCCAGATCCTTCGCAGAACCGAACATAAACGTGGTATCTTCAAAACCATGGTTTTCAGTGAGGGCATATAGAACTGATCTTTGCTCTTTGGACATATCGTTATTCTTGGTAGCCTTGAGCATCTTACCGATGTCGGCGCCTTGAACCAAGACAACATCTACGTCTTCCAAACCTTCAAATTGTGAGAGGTTGGTTTTACCAAACTTCTTCAACAGATCCATAAACGCTTTACTTGGTTTACTCCCTGTTGCAGGAGCAGCCTCTTTACTGGCAATGGCGCTATCCAGCTTGGTCAGCTCTTCTTCGTAAAACACATTCAGCTGCTCTACGATCTCTTGTGGTGTTGGTCCTGTTTCTGGATCGCTGGCTTTAAGCATTTCGCCTTTTGCCTCGTAAGGCACCATGGCAGAGGCCATGTGGTCTACCCACATTTTTACACGCGCTAGAGCTTTCTTGCGGGCAGTGGATTCGTTTGCCATTTGTCGCAAGGTATTCCTGAGAGGAATAATTATTGACCTCGCGCTAATCTCAGGCTGTTCTTTTGGAAACCCAAAGTTCAATCTTGTAAGATCTTTGATCTGTGCTTTTGTAAGCTCGGAAAAGACATCTGTTTTTTCCAGTAACGGTACAAGACGTTCATAGCCTTCCGCCAAAGCTTGGAAGATGTTTCCTTGCATCCATCCATCATAGACAGCTTTGTTTACATCCGGAGCACCCTTCTCGATCTTGTCTATTGAAAGCTCAATGCCATCATAAACCTGCAGCGACGTATCAAATGTCCCGTCGTTATTGGCGTAGATGTTCATGACCATACGGCCATCACCAGAGCCAATGACCATATAGGGAGATACCCTTTGTCCAGCATCACTTGCAGTCGGTTCTATGAGGGGAATCCGGTATTGCCCTGTTAGGCTAGAGCCAGCTTTAGCATTGCTCCCTGCCCTTCTCTCTTTGCCGGAGATATGGAAATCCTGCCCTTCGGTTTCATAGATCGGTGCAATTTCTTGGGCTGCCAGAAACACTTCCATCATCTCGTTTTCGGACATGCTCAAGGGGTGCTTCGGTATACTACGCTTTGGGTTGCTTTGCTTTATCTTCGCCCACTTCGCCTCATGCGCCTTCTGGCGTTTTTCGTTAGCCTCTCTGAGTAGTTTGTTAAAATGTGCCTGGAATAGAATAGTCTGGGTCTTTGCCGCTCTCTGTGCTGTTTCCATATTTTCAGACAAACCACCAGTTGCGATATTTACCGCAGACTTAATCTCATCTCCTATGAGTAGTTTGATAGCATTCGTCATGTTCTCAACTGACTTACGAGAGAGAGTAAAATCTTTGAGCAACCGTGCATTGGTGGGAAGTTTCTGTTGCCCTTGTATTGTTCTTTCAAAGACGAGTTTGCCGTAAGTTTTTTCAACCGTGAATCCGATAAGATTGTTAAGGTCTTGCATAAGCGTAGGGTGTTGCTCAAACAGGTTATTTTTATCCCCCTGCATAATGTTTGAGAATTCTTTATAGAGCACTGTGAGCATTCCCTCACTGGACCCGCCAGTTAGAAGCTTACCTGCTATACCGCCAACACCAGACCCGTAGACGTAAACCATCAAAGGATCTTTGGTGACGTTCCTACTGATTTCAAAATCTAGTGGATCACCCTCTTTTCTATCCTCAATGACTTGGAAGTCATCTTTAATATCACTCCCGGTAATGGAAAATCCTGGGAGCAGCGCATCCATAACACGCAACATTGCAAGAAATGCTTTTCGCTCGTTGCCTGATTGATGACTAAGTTTTTTAAGCTTTGCTTGGAGGAGCCCTGTCAGCACTTTAGCTGCTGCAGCGTAGAGATCTTGGTTCCCATTACTGAGGAACTCATTGATCGTCGTGTTCGCAGGATCAAATGAGACGCCACCTTGTTGCATGGCCATGATTTGGCTAACTGAGAAATGCCCTGTGGACATATGCACACTAGCATTTATAGGACCATCTGAGACCCCATCCACTTCCAGAGCCAAACTGGTCTCAAAGGCCGAGTAAGCTTTGCCCCCTTGTTCCAGAGCAATATTTAATCGAGCCATATCTACAACAGCATGGATCAAATTAGGTGTTATCTCGATAGATTTACCGTTCTGGTCCACAGCATTCCGGAAAGCATCTACAAGAGCTTGTCTGTTGTCAGCATCTTCTAGGATAGATGGGTCTTTGAGATAATCTTCTACCAAAAACATCGCTGGTGTCAGGGATCTAGGATTTTCAAACAACTGATCCACTTCTGCAAGAGAAGTTTCATGTGACTGCTTGTCCACACCGATGCCCACGTTCTGTGCAACAGTTAGTTTAAACCATTTCTGAACATCCGGATCTCGCATATCCAAGATAGCATTGGTTGCAGCGATCAGGTTCCTTGTGACCTTATTGGCCTGCGGTGTTACTGGGCCTTGCTGCATTGTCCGACCTGTTGAAACAACAACATTCGGGAAGAAGATGGGGACTTTACCAACCTCGCCTTTCCCCGCGTCAACTTCCCGCGCTTCCTGCAGGTAACCACGAGCACCTTCAAGATCCTGAATAACGCTGTCATTCCGACTATGTTGGGTCTCATAGTCATTGACGTTCATATTGGCTTCATCAAGCTTTACGACGTTTAGAAGCTCATATGCATGATCATCTCCGAGATCATTGAAGAGATCAAACATGGGCATGTTCAAATTGAACGGTGTCTGGGCCATCTCTTCTTGGGCTTTACGCGCAAGGGGTTTCAGCGGATTATTCTTGTTTCGTAGAACTGTTTGGTTCAACCCCTTTGGAGGGGGTGTCCCTACATATCTCTGTTTTACCGCATCAGGTACAAAAGCCAGAGTGAAAGGATCATAGAGACCTTTCATTGGTTCGATACTTTTTTGCATCTGGGCGTTTTGAGATGTCCGGATAGCCTTATACGTTTTAACAGTTTTATCCCCGTTACTCGGAGTTACGTAAACATCTATTTTGTTGTGCTTTTCAAAGAGAGCCAGAACATTACCGGCCATCGCATTAGATAGCCCTTGGACGATATTTGCAGGAGCATTCCTGTTTGGAATAACCCCAAGAAGTGCCTCAAAGCGTTTTGCGATAATCTGGGTTGCAGCTGCACTTTCGCTACCATGACGCAATACTTTATACATTTCTTTGGTAACTTCGTCTTCTCTTACCCCAAAGGTTTTCGCAATAGCTTTGCGGTTTTTCCCTCCCGGTTTAAGATTACCTTCTAAAGTCAGCCACTCCATTCCAGCAAAGAAAGCCGCTGTCGCTACACGTTTATCAAACTCGTATGTGCCATCTTCCTTTTTTACAAGGAAGTTCATCGACAGAAGTCTTTCGTATGCCAGAGCGAATTCGTTGTTTTCCAGACTGTCGATATCCTTCTTTTGCAGAAGGTCATTCATGGCTTTAGCAAAACTTGGGAGGCTTACAGTGATCTCCTCTTTGATCCAAGCAATCTGCTCTGGACTCAGATCTCTCCCGTAAGGTCCATCTGTGCCACTGAGCTTTTCAATGTTCTGAACCAGCCATTCCGCAGGCGAGACGTGCTGGAGTACGCCCGTATCTTCCGCCTTTAGCTTGAATGCTTCCAAGAGCCACTGTGTGCCATTGTTGATTGCTTTGACCAGATTGGGAAAAGTTTCTTTAAGCGTTGCTGGTTTCTCGGTCTTTTCTACTGGGGCTTCAGCTTTGGTTTCAGAAGCTGCTTTTTCCGCAAGGTCTGCGGTTGTTTCTGCTTCAGCCGTCTTTGCTTCAACCTTCT